ATGATATCGACGATCCTTCCTTCAATGGTGCAAGATACGTTCTGCCTACCGAGGTTGCAGGTGATGTAGAAGATATCGCAATGTGGAACTACGGTGTATTCGTTCGTGGCGACGTTCCGGAAGCTCTGGGTATCGATCCTACTTCCATCAAGACCACGGAAGAGCTGCTGGACTTCATGCAGAAAGCAAAGGACTATGGCTTTAAGGATGTAAACGGCAATATGGCCGTACCCGATAAAGGTTTCAAGCTGACTTTGGAAATGCTCCGCAGGAAGCCGGATTCGGCGCTCATCTGGTATGAGGACTTCCAAGATTACGGTGTGCTGGAGACGGACTACTGGACGGTGCGCTCCGGCTCCTTCGAGGTGTGGCGGTCGGATGAATATTCGATGGAGCGTGTCTACTCCCAGCTTGAAGGGCATGGGGAGCTTGCGTGGCAGTATGACGGCTTTTCGGAGCTGCATCTGCGGGCAAGGCTGGCCTTCCCGGCAAACGGGAGCGGACGGGCCGGCGTATTCTGCGGCAGCCTGTTCTGCTGCTTAAACTACGACACCCAGGCGGTGGAGCTGTACAACGGCTCCACGCTTCTTGGCAGCTACAGCCAGGAGATCACAAGGACTTCCTCGGAGGACCTGCGGGGCAATCCTACCATGTACACGGTGGAGATGCGCGTCCGTGGGAACCGGGTGCGGGTGTATTCCGGTTCTTCCTACACCCTGCGCTTCACGGCGACAGCCAGCGGCTTTTCCGGGGGCTACGCTGGGTACCGCTCGGACAACACCACGGTCTGCGAACTTCTGCGTCTGGGAGACGCCTGGACCTACGAGCCGTATGAGCGGTTTGATGTGGAGATGCCGGACGGCAGCTTTAAAAGCTACGGAAGGATATCCCGCACGAACTGCACCTGGGATGAGGAGTTCCAGGTATTCACGCTGACCTCCGATGTGGAGGAAACCTCCACCCGGAGCGAGGACATCTCCCTGGATTATGATTTCTTTCACTCCGACCTGCTGGAGATTTCCTGCGGCGGGAACTACACGGCAAAGGTCATACCGAAGGACATCAACATCTGGATTTCCCGGCTGTTCCTTGGAGACGCGGACGGCTTTTCCATCCTCTACTACCAGGACGTGGATTCCCTGGTCTACTGGGCAAACCAGGCGGCGTACCGCTGGAAGCTCCGGGGGATGTGTATGTGGTCTTTGGGTCAGGAGGATATGCGGCTGTGGGAATGGCTGCCGAAGCAAACAGAATAACTTACGGGAACTGGCGACTGCCCTGCGGGGCGGCCGCTTTTTTCATACACAAAACCATTTCAAGAAACGGAGGTATCAACATGAAGGAACTTTGGAACACGGCGCAGGTGATCTTTGCGGCCATCGGCGGGTGGCTGGGCTATTTCCTGGGCGGCTGCGATGGGCTGCTCATCGCCCTGGTGGTATTCGTGGCGGTGGATTACGTCACAGGCGTGATGTGCGCCATCTCGGACAAGAAACTGTCCAGCGAGGTGGGCTTTAAGGGCATCTGCCGGAAGGTGCTGATCTTCCTGCTGGTTGGGATCGCCAACATCCTGGATGTGCAGGTGATCGGCACAGGCAGCGTCCTTCGCACGGCGGTCATCTTCTTTTACCTCTCCAACGAGGGTGTGAGCCTTTTGGAGAACGCGGCGCACCTGGGGCTTCCTGTGCCGGAGAAGATGAAGGACATCCTGGCACAGCTCCATGACAGAGCGGAAAAGGAGGAAAATTAAGTGACTTACACAAACAGTTCATTGGTATCTTATACGAAACTCAGCCCAAACCACTCCGGGCAGCGGACGCACAGCATCGACCGCATTACGCCCCACTGCGTGGTGGGGCAATGCTCGGTGGAGACGCTGGGCAATATCTTCTTGCCGACTTCCAGACAGGCAAGCTGCAACTATGGCATCGGCGTGGACGGTCGTGTGGGAATGTATGTGGAGGAGAAAAACCGCTCCTGGTGTTCCTCCTCCAGCGCCAACGACCAGCGGGCGGTCACCATCGAGTGCGCGTCCGATACCACAGAGCCGTATGCCTTTAAGGATGTGGTCTACCAGACGCTCATTAAGCTCTGCGTGGATATCTGCAAGCGCAACGGCAAGAAAAAGCTCCTCTGGCTGGGTGATAAGGATAAGACACTCAGTTATGAGCCGAAGTCTGATGAGATGGTGCTGACTGTTCATCGCTGGTTTGCCAACAAGTCCTGTCCGGGCAGTTGGATGTATGCCCGGATGGGTGATCTTGCCGCAAAGGTCACAGCACAGCTTGGCGGCGGGGCATCCGAGGGCACCGAGACTGAGTATCCTGAAAAGCTGACAGAGGGCTATTACCGTGTCCGTAAGGCATGGTCTGACAGTAAATCGCAGAAAGGCGCATACAAGATCCTCTCTAATGCCAAGAAGTGCGCTGATGCCAATCCGGGATATAGCGTGTTCGATAATAACGGTGTAAACATCTACACACCGAACACATCAACGCAGACGGCACCGGATGTGCCGTTTACCGTCAAGGTCAGTATCTCCGATTTGAACATCCGCAAAGGGCCAGGGACGGACTATGCCAAGACCGGTAAGTTTACCGGCAAGGGCGTGTTTACCATTGTGGAGGTTCAGTCCGGCCAGGGGTCCTCTGCTGGCTGGGGACGGCTGAAGTCCGGCGCGGGATGGATTTCTCTGGACTATGCAGTGAAAACCGAATAAGGAAACAAAAAAACCCGTGTGCAATCGGCTCTCTATGGTCGGCTGCGCACGGGTCTTTTTTTATCCGCTGAAATTCCCGGTTTCTGTCCTTTCAGAAATAGAAGGTTACAGATTGGAGGGACAGCGGTGACGAACGAACAGAGAATGATCGTGTCCTCTCTCCGGGCGCAGGGCATGGGCTATGGAGCAATCGCCCGGAAAGTCGGGATCTCAGAAAATACAGTAAAATCCTTCTGCCGCAGGAACGCACAGAAAGAGGATAAGCCGGTCACTGGAGCGGACGAGCATCAGTGCCTTTGCTGCGGAACGCCTGTGGCGCAGAACGCCGGCCGGAAGGAAAAGAAGTTCTGCTCTGACAAGTGCAGGAACAAATGGTGGAACGCCCATCTGGATAAGGTTGACCGCAGGGTGATTCGGGAGGTCACCTGTGCCGGCTGCGGTAAGACTTTTTCTGTCTATGGACAGGCGGCGAGGAAGTACTGCAGCCATGCGTGCTACATCCGGCACCGGTTCGGAGGTGGCGCGGATGAGTAAGGAGCAGATGAGACAGGAAAAGCTCTACCAGGCGACCATGAGCATGGTCAGAAAGATGCTTGCGGAGGGGCTTATCACCGAGGAAGAGTACCGTCAGATTGATACAATGTTCCTGGCAAAATACCGCCCTCTTTTCGGCACATTATTCTCTGAAATCTGTTGACTTTACAGCCTTTTAGAGTGATGTATAGTAGCGGAAAGGAGCGTGATTTCATGCCGAATTTAAGAAAAATCGAAGCGGCTGTACCCGCCATCCGGGAAAAGAAGAAGGTAGCCGCTTACGCCAGAGTGTCCATGCAGTCGGAACGGATGCTCCACTCCCTTTCCGCACAGGTGAGCTACTACAGCGGGCTGATCCAGAAGAACCCAGACTGGGAGTATGCCGGGGTCTATGCAGATGATTTTATTTCCGGTACCAACACGGTAAAGCGCGATGAGTTCAAACGGATGCTTGCCGACTGCGAGGCAGGCAAGATAGACATCATCCTGACAAAGAGCATTTCACGGTTTGCCAGGAATACGGTGGATCTTCTGGAAACGGTGCGGCATTTGAAGGATTTAGGCGTTGAGGTGCAGTTCGAGAAAGAACGCATACGCTCGATGGATGGGGACGGCGAACTGATGCTGACCATCCTGGCGTCCTTTGCCCAGGAGGAGAGCCGCAGCATTTCCGACAATGTGAAATGGGGCATCCGAAAAAGGATGCAAAACGGCATCCCAAACGGCCACTTCCGCATCTACGGTTATCGA